AGACTTGGTTAGAGATAAACTTAAGAACTTTGCTTCTTCTGTTGGTTTCAAACCAAACAAAATCGTAATCTTGGATGAGGCTGATTATCTTAATGTTAACTCAGCCCAACCGGCTCTTCGTAATCTTATGGAGACTTTCTCTGCTCATTGTAGGTTCATCTTAACTTGTAACTATGTTGAGAAGATTATAGACCCGATTCAGAGTAGATGTCAGACCTATAAGATTATTCCACCATCAAAGAAAGATGTTGCCGTTCATGCTAAGTATATCTTGGAAGAAGAGAATATCTCTTTTGATTTGGATGACTTGGCTCTTGTGGTAACTGCTGGTTATCCTGACTTGAGAAAGGTTATCAACGACTTACAGAGACAGGCGATTGATGGTCAGTTAAAGATAGACAAAGATGGGATGTTACATAACGAGTTCAAACTTCAGTTCTTGGATATGATAAAACAAGGTGTTGATTTGAGAACCATTCGTAAGTTTGTAGCCGATAGTAACTTTACAGATTACACAGAACTGTATCGTTTCCTATATGATGAGGTAGAGAATATTTCTGTGGAGAAACTACCAGAGATTATCATTGATATATCAAATGGTTCTTATCAAGATGTGTTGGTCGTAGATAAAGAGATAAACTTTATGGCTACCATCTCTAACATACTTAGGAGACTACAATGAACATGAAACCACAAAAACCATTACCACAACAACAAGTTCAAGTTGACTTAAAAGATGCAGACACAATGAAGTGTCAATCATGTGGTAATAGTATCTTTATACAAGGATATGTTATAAAGAAAATATCTGCTATAGTTTCACCTACTGGTAAAGAAGTTATCGCTCCAATTCAAGTTTTTAACTGTGGAAATTGTGGAGAGATGTTACCACTACAGGAATTAGATGAACTTATTTAAGTGGATAGACGAACTATTCACTAAGAAAAGACCTTGGGATAGTTTCTCGGAAGAAGAACAAAAGAAATTTAGTCCATTTATGGTAAATCGTTATTTAAGTATGAATAATGATTTTTTACCAATAGTCAACCATTTTCAGAACTTGACGATTGAAGTGATGCCGACATCTGCCGTCTACAAGTTCTATTGCTCTTTACTTCCAAATAAAAAAACTTATCTGAGGTATCTTAGTGGTAAGAAAAAAAAGGTCAATGAAAAAGTTGTTCCATTTATCCAAGAATACTTTGAAGTTAGTAAGATACAAGCTGGTGAATACTATCAACTAATGAACAAAGACGAGTTAAAGTCTTTACTAACAAAGTATGGTAAAACCGAGAAAGAAATAAAAAAGATGGGTGTTAAATGACAAAACTTATTATGGCTTGTTTAGCCAATTTAATTGCTTCAATTCTTGCATTTTTTCAGTTACAGGCACATTATGTGTGGCCAGATGTTAAAATACTAAAATCGATGTGGTGGGTTTATGCTACAAGTTTGTTAATAGCACCATTATTCTTTTATAGTACCAAGTGGTCATTTGAACATTTTGGTGCTTTTTGGAATATGAGATTGGCTGGATTTGGTATAAGCACATTTGTCTTTGGTTTATTAACTTGGTTTTTGATAGGGGAAATACCAACTTTAAAAACAATAATTAGTATACTATTGGCAATATCAATTATTTTAATACAATTAACAAATGTAGTGAAGGTATAATATGAATATAAAAGAACGAGAATTAGAAACTAAAATTATAGATCCTGCTGATGATCCTGAAAGAGGTCTTTGTCCAACGGGTATCGGAAGGAATTTAAAACAAGATAAAAATGAAGTAACAAAGGACAAAACAGTTGTTCAACAGATGGAAGAAGAATGGCCACAAATGACGGCTGAGTTCCGTAGGTTACAAAGAGAACAATATGAGTTGTTTCTTCATAAACAACATGATTATGGTCCTGGTAATATTTCAGTTGGAACACAATTACAAACATCTGATGAAATACATTTATCACTTACAGGTCTTTGGTTTAGGATGAACGATAAGATACAACGATTAAAAACACTTTTGATGAGTGGAAGAGAGAACGCCGTAGAAGGTGAACCTATGGTAGATGCATTTTTGGATGTATCAAATTATGGAATAATGGCAACAATCGTTAAAAATGGTAAATGGGGTAAGTAATGGAAAATTTTTTCCATGCGATTCAACATACCATTCATCATTTTTGGTGTTGTTATTTTCCTACAATAAAGTCAATGATAATTCCTGGTATGGGAATAATGGGTACTTTGGGTGTTTGTAGAAAACAAATTGTAAACTTTTTAAAGAGGATTAAATAATGGAAAGACATTGGGGTGAGAAAAAAGTACAACCTAAAAGAAAGACAAGTGGTGAAGCAACAGAAAAACATATATCAGTACAAGATAATAAGATATATTTTTATTCTGGTGTAAATAGAAATTCTTGTAGTGAGTTAAATAAAAAGATAAGTGAGTTAGAAGCAAAAGCTATAACTTTATCTAATAGTCTCACTATAAAACCACCACCTATAAAACTTTTTATTAATTCAGGTGGTGGAACTATTGTAAGTGGTATCGCTTCTATGGACACTATATTAAGAAGTAAAGTTCCAGTTTGGACTTATGTAGATGGGTTTTCTGCTAGTGCGGCTACTTTTATGACTGTCGTTGGGCATAAAAGATTTATGAGTAGAAATTCTTATATGCTAGTTCATCAGTTATCTACAGCATTTTGGGGTACATATGCTAACTTTGAAGATGAGAAACAAAACTTAGATTTGATGATGAAGAATATCAAGAACATCTATAAAGAATACACAAAGATACCGATGAAGAAACTTAACGAGATATTAAAACACGACTTGATGTGGGATGCCAATACTTGTTTAAAATATGGAATGATTGACGAGATTATTTAATGGCACATATATCACATAGTCAATTTACCACTTATAACGATTGTAACCTTAAATGGAAACTTCGTTACATAGATAAGTTAGGAACTTTCGTTGGTAACATACATACCTTATTTGGTTCAGCGATGCACACCGTAATACAAGAGTATCTATCAGTAATGTATAATAAGTCTATTGTTGCTGCTGATAAACTTGATATGGAGTCTCGACTAAAAGAAGAGATGGTCACAGAGTTTACTAAGGTAAAAGAAGGTCAAGATGTCTTACCTTGTACTCAAGAAGAAATGATGGAGTTTTATCAAGATGGTATTGCTATATTACAACATTTCAGAAAATATCGTAATAAATACTTTATGAAACAGAATTGGGAGTTGGTTGGGGTAGAAGTTCCAATTGTTAAGGGTGTTCAAGAAGGTGTTGATGTGATGGGATACTTGGATGTTGTAATAAGAAATAAAATATCTGGTAGGATAGTTATTATCGATTTAAAAACTGCTACTCGTGGTTGGACAGATTTTCAAAAGAAAGATTTTAACAAGAAGTCTCAGTTGTTAATTTACAAAAAGTTTTATTCTGAATTATTTGATGTCCCATTAGATAAAATTGATGTCTATTTCTTAATACTAAAAAGAAAGATAGCAAAGAATCCTGATTTTCCTATCACACGATTACAGAAGTTCGAACCAGCAAATGGAGTTCCAAGTATTAACAAGACAATGAAGAAATTTGAAGAGTTTAGAACCGAAGTTTTCGATGATAGTGGAAATTATTTATTAGAAAGAAACTATTCAGCAAAACCAGGTAAAGCCTGTAAGTTTTGTGAATTTTATAATACGGAGCATTGTGAATGGGGGAAAATCCTTTAAAAGTAGGAATTGTAGGTAGTCGTGTATACGAAAACCGAAAGAAGATAAAAGAGTTTATCTTTAAGTTAAAAAATGATAAAGGTAATGATACTATAATAGTTAGTGGTGGGTGTAAACAAGGAGCTGATTATTACGCTAAAAAATATGCTCTTGAATTAGGTTTACAATATGAAGAATATCCACCAGCACATCAAGCTCATAATTTATATTGCCCACTTCACGAAAGAAACTATGGTAAACCCTATAGTGTCAAAAACTTCTTTGCTCGTAATAAACAGATTGCCATTCATTCAGAATATGTAGTGGCATTTATACCAAGAGGAGTTGATTCACCAGGTGCTATGTCTACGATAGGTTATGCTAAAAAATTTGGAAAAAAAACACTCGTTATTGACTAATTAAATATATTTATATATATAGTTATTAATAAGGAATTGGTTATGAAACATGAGACAAAATTAACATCTGTTAAGATATTGAAAAGTCTATATGAACAATTTAAATTTAAAACAGTAAATTCATCAATGAATTTGCAAAAATTGGTTAATAGATCGGTACATCAGTATTTAAATGATGTTACAATTAAAGAGCAAATAGAAAGTTATGATAAACTTTTCGTAAGTGGGAGCAGGTACTAATGATGCAATTGAGAGAAGACATTATTGGGGCTCTTGTAAAAAAATTCGAAGGTGAAATTTCTGCACATAAAGTCAATGTCGAAATTATGTTAGAAAATACTGTAGGAGTGGGTGAGCATTCTAATATTACACAAACAGTTGAGCAAGAGTTGGAGATAATTGCTGGATTTGAAGATAAATTATCTGTATTAAAAAAATATTTTACAGATTCTAAGAAAAAAGAGGTTTTGAATGGCTGAAATTAAGTTACCTAAACTGAAAAAAATATCAGATAATACTTCAATTAAACCAAAACCAAGAAAGAAGAAAAAGAAAATATTATTAATGTCCGATGATTTACGGATGCATAGTGGGGTAGCTACAGTATCCAAAGATATTGTATTTGAGACATTAAATGAATATGATTGGGTTCAGATAGGTGGTGCTATTAAACATCCAGAGGCTGGTAAAATTGTTGATATGTCTCAAGGTCTTGACGGGTTTGGGATAGAGGATGGTTACTTACGGATATATCCTGTTGATGGGTATGGTAACGAAGATTTACTCAGAGAAGTGATTGCTATGGAAAAACCAGATGCTATCTTACATTACACAGATCCTAGATTTTGGGTTTGGTTTTATAATATGGAAGCTGAAATTCGTAGAGACATTCCAATATTTTATTATAATATTTGGGATGATTTACCAGATCCACAATATAATAGGTTGTATTATAGAAGTTGTGATTTATTGATGGCAATATCAAAACAGACTTATGGTATTAACAAGAGATTGGTACCTGATTATGAAGATTGGCAAGTAACTTATGTGCCACATGGTATTTCATCAAATAGATTTAGTAAAGTTGAAGATGACGACACCTCTTTATTGGATTTTGATGCTAAACATGGATTATCAGATAAGAAGTTTAAGATACTTTATAGTAATAGAAATATCAGAAGAAAGCAACCAGGTGATGTTATCCTAGCTTATAAATACTTCATGGACGAGTTATCACCTGAACAAAGAGATGAGTGTGTTCTTATTTTTCATTGTCAACCTAGTGATGACAATGGAACAGATTTACCAAGAGTTCATAGACATCTAATTCCTGACTATGATATTTGTTTCACATATGATACAGATGGTAGACCTTTTAATGATTCAGAAATGAATTTATTATTTAACTCTGCTGATGTTTATATTAATCTTGCTAGTAATGAAGGATTTGGATTAGGTAGTTGTGAGGCACTTACAGTTGGAACACCAGTCATTGTTAATGTTACGGGTGGATTACAAGACCAATGTGGGTTTAAAAAGAAAAATTATGCACCAGATGGTAGTGGTGTTACTGTAGATGGTCAATTTTTGACGGCAAATGACTATGTGGACATTGAATCTTTACATGATAACACTAAGTGGGAAAATAATCCAGACCTTACTCACGGAGAATGGGTAAAACCAGTTTGGCCATCTAATAGGTCATTACAAGGTTCACCAATGACACCTTACATTTGGGATGATAGATGTAAACCTGAAGATGCGGCTATTCAGTTAAGAAAACTTTACGATGTGGGTAGAGAAGAAAGAAAAAGACTTGGTTCATTAGGAACAGAGTTTTGTGAGGAAAATATGATGACATCAAAGGCTATGGGGCAAAACTTCATTAATTCAATGAATAGTGCTTTTGAAAATTGGAAACCTAAAAAACGCTACACTATGGAGACAGTATGAAAAAATCAGTATTGATGATTGCACCATTCAACACTCGTAGTGGTTATGGTGACCACGCTCGTTCAATATATTATTCTATCATGGATAGAGAGGATTTAGATATAAAGTGTATTGATGTTAAGTGGGGAAACACACCACGAAATCATCTTAGACCAGAAGTTCCAAGACATAAAAAGTTGTTAGATACCTTTATAAATCAAGACCAAATACAAGGTCAACCAGACATACTTATTGATATCAGAATACCAAATGAGTTTGCTACTGGTGCAAAGGTTAACATTGGTATAACTGCTGGTGTAGAAACTGATGTTGTCTCTCCTGAATTTTTACAAGGTATGAATAGAATGAATTTAAACATCGTACCATCAAGGTTTACGGCAGAAACATTTAATCGTTGTACTTTTGATAAAATGGAAGATTTACCAAACGGACAGAAACAAAAAGTAGGTGAAATTAAAAATGAAAAACCCATCCAAGTTTTATTTGAAGGTGTTGATACAAGTGTATATTATCCAAAACAAAAACACGAGTTGGAAAAAGATTTATCTGATGAGTTAAATAATCTTATAAAAGAAGATTATGCTTATCTTCATGTTGGTCAATGGGGTAAGGGTGGTTTTGGAGAAGATAGAAAAAATATTGGAACTCTAATTAAATCTTTTTTAAAGGCATTTGCTAATGTACCAAATCCACCAGGACTAGTTTTAAAAACGAATGGTCCTAACTTTAGTACACTTGATAGAGAAGATACCAAGAAAAAGATACAAAGTGTTAAAGATAAGTTCGGTGGGGTAAACTTACCAAATATTTATTTAATACACGGAGACTTTACCATCGAAGAAATGTCTACACTTTATAATCACCCAAAGATTGGTGTTTTTATTACTTGTACACATGGTGAGGGTTATGGTAGACCAATGGCTGAAGCTACCTGTTGTGACCTACCTGTGATTGCTACAAAATGGAGTGGTCATATGGACTTTCTTACAGATTCGGAGTCTATGTTGATTGATGGGTTTATGAAAGAAGTTCCAAAATCTGCTTTATGGCCACCAATTATCATAGAACCATCAAAGTGGTTTAATGTGAATGAAGCTGATGTGGTTAGAAAGATTAGAACTTTTCACAAGAAAAGAAAACTGATACAAAAGAAGGCTATTCGTTTAGGTAAGAAAAATAGAAGAGAGAAATCTTTAGAGGCTATGTCAATACAATTTAATAAAATATTAGATGAAGTTTTACAATCTGTCCCACAGCCTGTTAGTTTAAAACTACCTAAACTTAAGAAAGTTGGTGACAAAGACGAGTCACAAAAATCAACAAAAATAAATCTACCAAAACTGAAGAGGGTGACTTGATGTATGACGATTTTATGTTAAAAGTAAAGTGTCCCAACAATGGTTCAGAGTGTTCTATTGTTGGTGGTGAGGTGATGGAATCTATGGTTTTATTAGGTGACGGTGAACAGAATATGCAATGCTTGGCTTGTGGATATGCTTCAAATAGTAATATGAAAACTAGTGTACAACCTTTACCTGAAGATTTCAAAGATGTTTGTGTGGAAACAGACAAAGGTAGATATTGGGCACCATCTGTATTCACAACAGAAAACTACAATGTAGTCCCTATGGTCGATAACGGTGTGTTAAAATGGAGAATATTTGCTCATCAAGATCCTGAGACAGAAGTAGTAGTTCCACTATTTTCCGATGCTTTTAAAATGGTAGAAAAATTGGAGAAGGCTCTTGGCGAGACGATACAACAACAGACGGATAATTAAATCCTTTCAAACAGTACCACCTCGTAGGTTGTTACCTGGTATGATTGTTACATTTAACTATTCTGAACAAGGTATTATGGATCCTCGTCCTATTTTACTTTTCTTACATCAAAATAATAAGACAAAGAACCTTGAGGGTTTGAACTTGAATTATCTTAATCCAACAAAGTTAAAAAAATTATTCCAAGTAATGGATTTCAAAAAAACTAAGTTGGATGAGGTGGAGAATTTAATTAACTTAAATGAAGATTACTTTAGGATTCAAATTTCTAATCCAAAGAAAAGGTCTGCTATGTCTACTAAAAGATTTTATAGTGATGTTGTCTTATCTGATAGATATTTCAAAGAAGCATATAGAGCCTATAAACTAGGAAAATTGACATCATTAAAGGTTACACAGATAAATATAGAACTTGTTAAATGAAAATTAGTTATTCGATGTTGGTTCATAATGAAACCGACACTCTTGAAAAGTTATTAGAGTTTTTAGTAAAGTACAAACAACCACAAGATGAGATTGTTATACTAGATGACTATTCTGATGATGAAAAGACAAAGGTCATATTAGATTATTATTCTTCAGTAGAAGGTGTGGTAAGTGAACAAAGACACTTGGCTGGTGACTTTGCTACACAAAAAAATTATTTAAAAAACATGTGTTCAGGTGATTATAGTTTTAATTTGGATGCTGATGAGATTGTTACTCATTGGTTTATGAAAGATATTCACGAAATACTTGAAAGTAATGAAGTTGATTTAGTTTTTATGCCAAGAATAAATACTGTAGAGGGAATAACGGAACAACATATTAGACATTGGAGATGGCAAGTAAATGAGAAAGGTTGGATAAACTATCCTGATTGGCAAGGTCGTATCTTTCGTAACAGACCAAATATTCGTTGGGAAAAACCTGTACATGAAATGATTACAGGATTTCAAACTTATGCTCACTTACCAATGGAACAAAAATATTCAATCATTCATCCAAAAACGATAGAAAAGCAAGAACAACAAAATCAAAAATACGCTGGTATTTTAAGATGATTAAAGTAAAAATATTGAATCCAACAGTAGGTAGAAATAGACCTACTTTTAATCCTATATTAAGAGTGAAGGATATGTTAAGGGATTATAGTATTGATATAACCGACTCAGATGATTTTGATTTTTTATTCGTGGGTATGAATGATTTTATAGATAAAAAAAAATCATTACAAGAAAGTATTGATTGGGGGTTAGAAAACATAGAAGAACATTGTCATAATGGGGATTACTTTTTATTCGATGGTTCAGACTCTACATCATTGATGGGGGCTTATGAAGTATTTGAACAAAGTGATGCTATTTATCTAATGAAAAATCAAAAATTTCATACAAGAGAGGAGTATAAAACACCATATGCCTTTAACAAATATTTTTTTGGTTCGGGTAGTGATTTAGATTTATCATACGACATACCTAAAGAGATGTGGGACAGAATTAAATTTACACATATAAATTTATCTTATTGGAATGATTATAGTAATGTACAACCCATAAATAAAAATAAACAAATTGATTTATGTGCTATTTTTCAGAATGACCATCCCTACAACGAGGATCATGGAGTTAGGAATGATGTTTATTATAACAATCATAGAAAAGGACTATCAGATAAGGTAAAATTATTAAGTAACAAATACAGTATGTTAACAGAAAAAATGCCATTTCAAGAGTATGCTAATAATTTGTGGAATTCAAAGATTTCACTATCACCTTTTGGTATGGGTGAGTTGTGTTTTAGAGATTTAGAATCTATGGTTTTTGGTACTATTATAATAAAACCAAGTCATAAAAAAGTTGATACAATACCTAATATAATGGTGGATGATGAGACATACATACCATGTAAATATGATTGGTCGGATTTAGATGAAAAAATTGATTATGTATTAAGTAATTTTGATGAGTTAAATGAAAGGATAAATACTAATATTAGAAATTTATTTTTTAACAATTGTACAGATGAAAAATTATGTTTGTACTATTATAATTTATTCAGTAACTCTACAGATGTTGAACATTACTAGGAAGTATTTATGAATTATATTTTTACTATGATTGGTGAGTTTGGTTATGAGGTTTTAAATTGGCATGGAGTTGTGCGT